GAATATATAAAACGCAGTCAGTCGTTGCAAAAAGGTAACTTCCGGAAGCTGATCTTAAAAACATGATTTATAATAAAATTAAATCCATGTTTCAGACTCGCCCTAAACCGGAAACGTATAAAAGAGCTCTTCCAGATAAAACTGGAGTCTTTAAAAATTCACCGTTTCCATTAACTTCACCATAAAGGAGAAAAAAATGATCGAAGAACGAACAGTAAAACCAAATGGAAGACTTTCCATTCAATATAATAGAGATCCGAACCAGAAGTCTCGGGCTCAACAGCAATTCAAAGATGAATGCGATATAAATAATATTATGAAGTCTTATCAACAAGGTGTTCCCTTGGACTTCAAACAAAAAGTAGGCCAGTATCTGGATACTTCAAATGCTTTGCATTATAAAGAGTCACTAGAAGTAGTGATCTCTGCACAAAACGCCTTCTTGGCGTTACCCGTAAATATACGGAATAGGTTTCAAAACGACCCTCAGGAGTTATTAACCTTCCTCTCAGATTCAAAAAACAAAGACGAGGCTATAAAATTAGGTCTAGTAGACCCAATAAAAACAGTGGCTAACCCTAACAACGACAAACCAAATGACGATGATATGGCGCCACAAAAAACAAAAACAAAAACAAAAACAGATAGCCCGTCTTAAAAAAATTAAACCCCGTTAGTATACTAACGGGGTTCAAGGCCTTCAGGCCGCCTCACATGTGCTGAGCACATGTGCAACCCAAAACGGAAGTGCGTACACGACGTACCCGAAAAGGGTGTTAGGGAAAAGAGGCCTTTTCCCTTAAAAACAAAAAATAAAAACTTTACAAAATAAAAAAACAACTCAAGTTGTTGGTCGCGGGATAATCCGCGACCAACAACTAGGAGTGCGAATGCAACTCAAAATGTTTACAATACGCGATAGCAAAGGTGAAGTCTTTCACCCACCGTTCTTCAATCATACTCACGGCGAAGCCGAGCGAAATTTCCATGAGCTAACAAAAGATGAAAAATCAATGATCGCAAAATATCCCGAGGATTACGATTTGTACTACCTCGGAACCTATGACAATCAGACTGGTAAAATTACCAGTCTAGAAACACCAGAACACATGGTAAAAGCGATAGCTTCGCAAAAGGCTAGGTCCATTTAACACACGTGGGCATATATTACTCTCTTGTTGTATATATGCCCACTGACTGTGAAGATCATATCGAACAGTCAAAAAGGAGCACAAAGTGCGACGTAAACCGATGACAAAACATGCCTCAAAAAAGTCTTTTAGACGCTCATCAGGCGTTCATAAAAAAAATGTATTAAACCCACGCCGCTTTCGCGGCGGAATACGCCTCTAAAAAAAAAGGACCAGTACAGTGCGATGTACCAGCCCTCAAACTTGGGCCTTTGCCCCTTGTGGGACAAAGTTAACCAAGTCCAAACAATACTACAGTAAAGAACTCGCGCCAATAACAATTCCGTGCGGGAAATGCATATCTTGCAGATTAATTAACGCTAGAAATACCGCAATACGTTGCGTACATGAAGCGCAAATGCATGAAAAGACTTGTTTTATTACTTTAACTTATTCTGAAGAAAATCTTAAAAATTCAAAACTAAACTACAAAGACTTTCAACTCTTTGTAAAAAAACTAAGGAGCGAAATATATGACGACTATCTTAAGGAAATCTTTCCAAAAATCTCTACCCAACTTGAACGACGCGAGCATTTTAAAATTCAAGCGAAATTATCCCCAGGAATACAAGAAAATCTTAAAAGGTTGGGAATTGCCGTTTACTGTGCAGGAGAATACGGCGATAGAAAAAAAAGACCTCACTGGCACGCCCTCATCTTCAACTGGCGACCGGTAGATTGTGTCTATCTCAGGACTAACGAAAGCGGAGATCGAATATTTAAAAGCAAAACACTCGATCGCCTCTGGGGTAAAAATGATGCCGAAAAAAAACCAAACGAAATCGGAAATGTTACGCTTAAAAGCGCTGGCTATTGCGCTCGCTATGCGGCTAAAAAGTTGGCTCACGGCAAAGACGGAACTCACGAGTACAATCCTATCTCCAGACGATCAACTAAGTATGCCATTGGAAGAAAATGGATTGAAAAATACTGGAAAGATGTCTTCGGACTCGGATATTTAGTATTACCTAGTGGTGAGAAAGCCGGCATTCCTCGTTATTATGAAAAATGGCTAAAAAAATATCATCCTGATCGCTGGAAACATTACGTTACACAAGTAAAACCAAAAATATTAAAGGAGGCTCAACAAAAAGAAGACAAACTTACGTTGGCTGAAAGAAAAGATAATTTTCGTAGGTCAGCACAAAAAGGCTTGAGCATGAAGCCGGTTAAAACTCACAATCAAATGCGTAACGAAATTCTTGAACAGAAATTTAATCAACTTCAAAAACACTTAAAGGACGTTTAAAATGGGACTAGGAAATAGACAATCTCAACATAGCTTCGCTCAAACACCGGCCGTAAATATGGGCCGCTCACAATTCAACCGTTCGTTCGGTTTGAAAGATACCTTCGATTTCGATTATTTAATTCCCATCTTTGTAGATGAAGCCATTCCTGGCGATACCTATAATGTATCCATGGAATGTTTTGCCAGATTAGCTACACCCATAGTTCCGATTATGGATAATATGTATATGGATTTCTTTTTCTTCTTTGTTCCTAATCGTCTTGTATGGACTCATTGGGAACAATTCTGCGGGGCTCAGGATGATCCTGACGACACTATTGCTTATACAATTCCAACTTGTACTCAGACGGTCGCTGTAGCGGTAAATTCCCTTCAAGAAAAAATGGGAATACCGGTTGGATCTGGTATTACCAACATGATTTATAATGCTCTTCCTCAACGTGGATATAATTTAATATGGAATAAATGGTTCCGCGATGGTAACTGGCAAGATCCTGTAGTCGTCGATCTTGACGACGGACCTGATACTTATACCGATTACGTTAAGCTTAAACGTGGAGTGAGACACGATTACTTTACAAGTTGTCTTCCATCTCCTCAAAAAGGTACTGCAATTAATCTTCTTCCAGCTGCAGCTACAGTAACTCGCACTGCATCTGCTCCGAAATGGATTTCTTATCAAGCTGGTGCGGATACTCATCCAGCTGCCGGAACACTCAAAGTAGAAGCCGATGGCGATCTTTGGAATGATAATGGAGCTGGCGGTCCTTTGATGTCATTCGATCCGAATGGCGGCCTTGTAGTAGCCGCTACGGCGGCGGGAACAATAAATCAGCTTAGGCAAGCCTTTCAGGTCCAATCACTCTTAGAACTGGATAATCGTGGAGGTACTCGTTATGTCGAAATATTACTCGCTCATTATAATGTGGTATCACCGGATTTTCGCTTGCAACGGCCCGAGTATCTTGGAGGCGGCGAAGTTAGAATTAATACGCACCCGGTACCTCAGACGTCGCCTACGTCAGGATCAAATTATCAAGGAAATCTTGCCGCTTTCGGGACTGCCGGAAATGCCGGCAAAAATATTGGTTTCACAAAATCCATTGTTGAACATGGTTACGTTATCGGCATGGCCTGCGCTCGTGGTGAAGTATCCTATCAACAGGGCTTAGAAAGAATGTGGTCTAAATCCACTCGTTACGATTTCTTTTGGCCAAAACTTCAAGAAATCGGAGAACAAGCTGTTACAACTAAAGAACTCGTCTATCAGGTAAACGCTACTTATGACGATGTAGTTCTTGGTTATCAAGAACGGTATGCTGAATATAAATATAAGCCGTCGCAAATTCATGGAGCGTTTAGGTCTAACTACGCTTCAAACATTGATGAATGGCATCTTGCCTCTTATTACGGCTATGCAGGATCAACACCAACGCTCGAAAGTATTATTACTCAAGCTACTCCAATTGATCGCTGCGTAGCAGCTGCAGGAGCAGCGCCAGCTCTTCTTTTCGATGCATGGTTTGAATTTAAACATGCAAGACCAATGTTAACTTATTCAGTGCCAGCTGGCTTAGGGAGAATGTAATGGATCCTTTAACAATAGCCGCTGGCGCTTCTGGTCTTCTTGGTCCTATCTTTGGTTATCAAGGCCAAAGAGAAACAAATGCGACCAATAGAGATATAGCTGGTCAAGCTACTCAAGCTAATATGGAAGAAGCTGCCAGGAATAGGCAGTTTCAAAGTTCTCAAGTGTCAGCTCAAATGGCCTTTCAGGAACGAATGGCTAATACAGCGCATCAAAGAGAAGCAGCGGATTTGCAAGCCGCTGGTCTTAATCCAATCTTAGCGAGGAATGCCGGCGCCGATAGTCCAGGAGGCGCTAGCGCCTCAGGCTCTCAGGGCTCGGCTGTAAGCGCTCAAGTACAAAATCCTAACGTTCACCTTAGTGGAATGTTAACAAGTGCCCTTGAGGCGGCTACGGCCGCACAGGGCCTAGAAAAACAGGCCGCTGAAACCGAATATATAAAAACGCAGTCAGGCGTTGCAAAAAGGTATCTTCCGGAGGCCGATCTTAAAAACATGATTTATAATAAAATTAAATCCATGTTTCAGACTCGCCCTAAACCGGAAACGTATA